GTCAGTTCCCAAGTAAGGGCCGGTCCAGGAAAGACGACGGCCAAAAGCCAAAGCAGCGGCCCCAAGACTAGAACCAGCATCGCCAGGATTAGGCATAATCCAAATATTATCAAAGTATTCTCCTAGGTATTGATTGGCCAAACAGTTTAATGCCACGCCACCCATATACACTAAATTACTACTGCCAGTTAATTCAGCAGCACGTTGTATAACATGCTGTATTAACTTTTCTGCTACAAACTGCCCTGCGGCTGCTATGTTGTTTTTAGTGACTCCAGCGAATTCTCTAGAATCAAATCCTATGTGAAAATTATCTTTAAGAATTACCTCACTATAATCTTCTACAGCATAACTTGACATTTGCCCAACAGCAGAATAATCACCATATGCAGCCATACCCATAGTTATATATTCTTCTTCGTTAGGCTTTAATCCTACTTGTTTAGTTAGCGCACTGTAGAATAATCCAATGCTGTGCGGATAATGTTGTCCCCACATCTTGATATATTCGGCACGACCTGAGCTGTTGTATTGCGCCCGATATATGGATATGGTATCTAACTCGCCTATGGCATCGATAACAACCACAGCCGCTTCCATGTATGGACTTGTTTGAAATCCTGCAGCAGCATGGCTAAGGTGGTGATTGTGGCCACTGATGCTAGACGGTAATACGCAAGGTCCAAACTGTTTTTTCAATATTTGCCTTACAGTGAGTTGATCCCATTCAAGGCCCTCGCCGCTACGAAGCCTACGTAATTGCTTTTTCCAAGGACGTTCGTAATAGGCCACGTGATCTATAGGACCATGATCCATAACTTCTCTCATGAGATCGTTGCACAGGTCAGGATCGTTTTTAATTTTGCTGTAGCGTTCGCTGTGCCCAGCAAAAAGTATACGACCTCGTTCATCAATCACGGTCGCAGCAGCGTCATGATAACCTGCCGATATTCCTAATATATTTTTCATTCTTTTAAAATTCGGGTTTTTATATCTTCTAAAATTGCCAATCGTTCATTGTCGGACATATCTACCCATTGCTCGATTTCATCTAATGTACGCAGGCATCCGAAACACATTTCAGTCAATGGATCAATTCGGCATAATCGAATACAAGGAGTTATCATTTATAGATAAAAGGATCTCTTTTGCGTAATTCTTTAAGTTTCTTTCTATAGCGTAATTCTAATTTGATCTTATTGATTAAATTTTTAATCCAATTCATTTTATCCCTCAATTCTTTTTAAATTTTCGATTTGCTTGCTTTCGTGATCTGAGTCACTCCAGGCATAATCAAAAGTAGCTACAGTATCGTCTACTTCAATAGAGTATATATCTAAGTGGGATCCTAGCTGTTGCCAAATCTCACTAGCATCGGTAGTACCAAAACTATCTAATAGATCTACTTGGCCAATCTTAAGATAACCTAAACTTAAATTGGGATTCTTGGGACCCAGTCCATTGCTTACTAACCAAGCTTCGTAACGATCGTGCTCAGCATCATGCCAAGGTTGATCACCATGCCGCACACTATCGCGTCCCCATTCGATGTCAAATTCACCAGAATAATACTTTAGCGCAGTTATAGCTTCACAAGTAGTGCCAGCACCTACAGTTATATCAGTAGGATCGTTGCCAACATTAAGTGCAGGAGCAGACTCATCCCTAAAGACTTCATATAAGGTTTTTCCAATTTGAGTCCAATGCATGTAGACTCCACCAAGTACTCGATCATACCCATTTTCTGCAAATCCTTTACGATGTTCATCTAACAAATGATATCTAGGTGCATGTACAAACGTAGTGATTTGACTTGGCCGCACCCATGCCCTATCCAATGCCCACTTCCTTTGACTTAGTATAAGCGATTCTAGTTCATGACACAAGAGATTCAATTGCCTAATTGCATAGCGTGTTGCCCAATTAGCATGCTTATAGTAAGTACTTAGATTCCAAACTGTACCCTGAAGAACTTCAAAATGATTATGTAATCTGTTTAGTATATCATGTTTAATGCGTAATTGCTTTTCGCCCAATGCCGGATCGTCAGGAAATCTCACTGTATCTTCCAAGAAAATTTCTTCAATCCAATAGGGTTCTAATCCATTTTGCTGCCAAGTACCAGTACCGTTATAATAATTGATCCAAGTTATGTATCGATTTAGATTATCACATAGATAATCTATAGTTCTCGGAGAATGAGGGAAACCTAAGAAACAAAAATTCTTTTCTAAATGGTAACGAGAATCTAATAGATGCTTTAGAGCTACGATCCAATCTCGTGCTAATTGATTATCTTCAGGGACGATTGTATAGGTAAGTTGATTAGCATGATCAAGAGGATCACGTAACGTTACCTTAATTGGGGATAGATCTGTACCACTCATAAATTTCTGTATCCTGTTTTAATATATCTGCCAGTGTATAATTATCTTGGCGAATACTTTCTAATTTTAACACACGACGCTTACCTTTTACAAGGCCTTCCTGACAGGAATCCGGCCATTGTTCCTCAAAGTTAGGACGTTGTTTTAGTTGTAGTAGTATGTCTTTCATTGCACCTGTGGATTCAGCTGCTAGTTGATCAACACGATTGTTCAATAATTCTCTCGGCAATGCCAATGGACTTAATATTATGTCAGGAGTGAAACTGAATACAACCTTAGCTAATATATCTACATCAAGTTCTTGGGCGAGTCTTTGGATACGACTGACTTCAAATAGTCCTGGGAGAGTGAGTGTGAAATCAATTCGCATTTGGCGTCTGTGACGCTGTATGTCGAGTCCTCGTCGGAAATTGTCATACCATTGTTTATAGTCAAGTCCTGTTCTAATGTATTCTCCAATCTCTCCAGTTCCGTCGAGACTTGCACAAATTTGCCAATCACGTAACTTAGAAAGAATATCACTATACAAATTAATATTACGATACTCAATGCGACTGAGATTAGTATTATACCTAGCGTAGACATTCTGGCCATCCCCTAATTCAATAATGCGTTTCATGTAGCGCCAATGTTGCTCGTACATAAGAGGTTCGCCACCTACCCAATAAACTTCTTCTACACGATGTTCTTCTACTGCTTGAGAAAATTCCTGTTCAACTTGATCTTGTTGAAAACTTTGTATAGCTATTCGGTTTTCTGGTTTCATCCAGGCATTCTTAGGATTGGCCCAATCGACCATGTCATGTTGTCGTTGTTCGGTTTCCCAAGAACTACTTAACATGTCTCCGCACATACGACATTTAAAGTTACATAAATTACTAAATCGATAATCCCAACTAACAGGCTTAGTTGTTGTATAACCTGTTTCATCTGTCTGCGACATCGCTGCTTCATATTTGTGTCCAAACATTTGATTAAAGTAACTACGGTATACACTGGTGTTTAACAGCTTATCATTGCATACTTCGCATTCTGGTAGTGTTTCGCCTGCCATCATACGTCTACGCACTGATCGCATATGTTCGCTATTCCAATGCTGTTCTAAAGTTATCGGTGTATAGGTGCCTGTACCAGACTTTGTATCTATGTATTGTTCAAAGTTTTGTGCAGGTTCCCGTGATGCGCAACACATACGCCTCTCTGTTTGAGGACTGAGATATGTGTGTGTCCAGGGTGCCATGCATAGTGTTTCTGGTTTCATCTGATTATTGTATAAGGTAATGTTTTATCGACAAAGTAGTCGTTGTGCGTTTTGAAAAATTCTTTGATTTGATCAATACCGCCATTTCTAAATGATGCTGGTAGTTCGATTCTATTTTGTAAACATAACGCATGACACCACCCTAACCATCCTAAACTATCATAATTGCCGATGTGTTCCTGTGGCGAAATACATGTAGGTATATAGTTTTTAATTGCAGCTAATACTAACTTTCTATCAGGAGTATATTCTATACTAAGTTGATCAAGTAAACTGAATAACTGATCAACAAAATGTGCAGGGTTTAAAAAGATATTACTATATTCTAAATCAATATGTTTTATATATCTTTCATAGAAATCTGGGCCGAAGCGCCATAATGTTTCATTGGTTAATTCTAATATCTGATCAATATCTAAAGCTGTGGCAAAATTAGTCCAGCGGCTATCACCGTATCTGGCTTTAATCCAAAAATTTAAATAGGTATCAAATACGTTTCTTGACAAAAATACATATACTTTTTCTGCAACAGGATAATGTGTTACTATAAAATTTTTAGATTTAGTATATTCTGCATGGTCATGAAAGTTAACAGGAATGGAATTTTTCCCTGCTGCATTATTCTCAAGTTTCCATAATAAATGCCAAAGCCAATTACCACCGCCGCCCTGCGGGTAAGAGATCGTGTTTACTTTACTTTGCATAACCAATTGATTCTACTAATTCAGGATGATGATCTACTAAATTTTGATTACGTTTTGTATCTAGTTCTCTAATTTTATTATTAAGATCAACGCCGTCGGAACTTTGCCCGCGTCTCATAAAATCAATGATATTGTCAATTTCTTCTCTATTCTTTTTAGATACTGATGCTTGTCTTAATTTAAGTTCGGCTTGCTGTTTAGCCAGTTCAGGCAAGGAAGATATACTTAACATTGCGGGCTCATGAAGCATATTCCAATAGATAAAATCAAATCCCTGTTGATCAGCCCAGTTGGCAACGTCTTCTAAATACATAACATTAAAAGCATTTACTGTGATACATGTCTGTAGCTGTATATTAGGATTACGATCTCGCATGTTTATAAATCGCGCTAAATTGTATTCTACGTCAGACCATATGGCATTACTACGTTGATATTCAAAGCGAGGTCCTACATCGTCCACACTTAGTGCGATTTCTACTGTTTTGAAATGTTGCCAAATATTTTCTGCTTCTTCGGGAAACTGTGTGCCATTGGTATTATAATGTATTTCGACTTGTCCAGCAATACCCATATCTACAATACGATCTAAAAATTGAAAATGTTCTTTAATCATAAAAGGTTCGCCGCCGGTAAATTCTATATAACGAATCTGACCAGACATACGGTTAATCTCATCCCAGAAATCTTGATTGTTTCTGGCCCAGGCACCTTTTTTTAACATTATGTAATGGAAGTTGTCTCGATGATCGGGCACTTCTTTTAGTTCTTCTACAGCAAAAGTACTGGAGCTCCATGACCCGCATATACGACATTTTAAGTTACAGATGTTACCTAACTTTAAATCTAAGAACATGAGCGGCTTAGGATCTTGCGTCCATTGTTCGTCGGGAATCATATTTTCAAGACGTTTTAGTGTATGCATACGTTTACTGGTACGACCAGCATCTTCTTCATTCCAACACTTATTGCATGTTTCAGGACGTTCTCCACGCAGAAATTTCTTACGTAGTTTACGCATATAGTTGCTATCCTGTATGTCAGCTAATTCTGCAGCATGTGATAGATCAAATTTTTTGCCATGTATGTCTACTATTTCCTCTTCGACTAAACAGCAGGGTCGTACAGTTCCGATAGGACTGGTTTCCAAACTAATCCAAGGTAGTACACAAAATTGTTTATGTGGTATTTTCATATTCTTGTATTCAATGGTTTATATTCTAATAGGCATTCAAGTTCCGGAACTACAGATATAAAACTTTCGTTACGTGCCCAATCTAAATCTAAGATCTGTTCCCAAAATTCTTCAAGATATTGGCTGTTGTCCGTAGACATCATAAAATTAATAGCACCTACAAATCCGTTGATAGAACGCTGCGAATCGTCTAATGTCTCAAGCCATTGAATATGTTCTTCAAGTTGCTTTTTAAATTTCAATTTCTGCTCTATTGGCAGTATATCAATCCTATAACCTCTAGGCCCGTGTAAAAGATTCAAATCAAAGTCTTTAGCTTCAATGAATTCTTTTTCTATTAGATAACGATGAAAATTAGTAAGATTCCATATGTTCATCATGCTTAATGTAGTACTAACAATAAAATCTATATGAGGACATTCTCTTTTGACTTCTTGTATATTTTGTTCTATACGTGCCCAATCTGTGCCACTACGTATTATACCGGCACGATCTCCTATATCATCTAAGCTGGCAGCTACACATATCTGAGGGAAATGTTTCCATAGTTCAATAACATTTTCCCGTTTAAATTTTAGTTCGGTGAGATTGGTATTGTATATCAATCTCACCTGTGTATTACCGGTTTCGATCAACATTTTTAGTATGCGATTATGTTCTTCCATGATAAGCGGCTCACCGCCGGCAAAATAAATTTGTTCAAGAAATGGTATATGCGGCTGCATCTGTTCCCAAATGTCCATATCAGTCCGTCCAGCAAATTGTACTCTGGGTGTTGATACTTGTCCTTGAAGTTTTACATCATCGTCATACCAACGACTACTAAATGTTGATCCGCAACTACGACATTTTAAATTACAAATATTATTAAATCGAACATCCCAATGACGCAATTTCATTTCGGGATGTGTACCATCTGAATATGTATCTTCTACTTCTTTAATTAGATGTCCAAAATTTTTATTGCTATCGTTACGCATACTGGTAAACCCAGCAGCTTCTTGTTCGTAACAATCATTGCACTCTTTACAGGGCTGATCAGCCAACATGTTTCGACGTATTTCACGCATTTGATCCGCATTCCATACTTCTAACATAGTTTGTTCTTTAAGATTTCCCACTGGGTATTCAGCTTTAGCTAAACAACAAGGGTAAGCTCGACCATCTGGCCAACCATGTAAGTGTACCCAGGGCAGCATACAAAAGTTTTTACTATGCATCAATCGATGTTGCTGCTGTTCGGTTAAATTTTCCGTAATGGCATCAATCATTTTAAATTTTCTAATTCAGGAATAACCGATAATATATTTTCGTTACGTATTTGATCGAGCTGTTTTGTCTTAGTCCAAAATTGATCTATTAGATGTGTATTGTCAGTTGCGTACATAAACTTAATCGCACTTTCATATCCAACAGTTGCTCTTTGTAATCGATCCAATGGTTTCAACCATTCGATGTGTTGCTCGAATTTTTCTTTAATCTTCTGTTTATAATCTGCGGTAGCAATATCAATTCTAAAATGCTTAGGATCCATTAATATATTGATATTAACGTCCTGAGCACTTATAAATCCGCGATCAACCCAATCTCGGTGGAAATCTGGCAGATGTAAAGCATTCATTATGCTTAGTGTAGCACTAACATAAAAATCTACCTGTGGACAAACACGCAACATTTCTTCTCTGTTTCGTTCCACTTGATTCCAATCTGTTCCTTTACGGATATATTCTCCGTGACCATAAGAGCCGTCGATACTTGCACCAACACTAACACTCTGAAATTTCTTCCAGTATTCAAATACTGTACGATCTTTAAGCTGTGTATGTGTAAAGTTAGTGTTGTAAATTAATCTAACATCGTAACGTCCTCGACGATCTAACTCATCTAAAATGTTATAGTGCTCGTCCATTACCAATGGTTCGCCGCCAGCAAAGTAAATTTGTTCTACATGATCAATGTGTTCAATTAACTGTGCCCACATGTCATTTTTGTCGCGACCGGCAAAATTTAATACACGATTCAGATTGGCCCATTCTGGTCCAGCTAATTTAGCCTGATCTTGATACCATTGGCTACTATAGATATGCCCGCAACTACGGCATTTTAAATTACATAAATTACTAAATCTAATATCCCAATAAGACATTTCAAAACGATCTAAATTCCCGTCGGCTTTTGTTTCGGCAACACGTTTTATATGATGTCCGTGATGTTTGTTAGCACTTTGTCTGCCAGAGAAGAATCCAGATTCTTCTTGTTCGTAACATCTTCTGCATCCTTCTAAAGGTTTTTCTGTCAGCATATCGGTACGAACACGTTTCATAGTATCACTATTCCAAATCTCTGAGAGAGTGTTAGTTTTACAATTTCCTACTGAATAGTAATGATCTGTCATACAGCATGGATATGCTTTACCATCTGGATTGGCATTTAAATGTATCCACGGGTATATACAAAAAACTTTGCTCGTAGCTAATAGTTCCTGTTCACGAGTGGTTAATTCATCCAATGATATCTTCAAGGGATTTACCGATCCATACTCATATATTTCATTAACGTCAGAAGGAAACTTGTCTAATATTGTACGTTTCCATTCTCCATTATCGATATACACTCCTGTAATGGAATTCTCTTTGTCGGCATTAATACGTTTAACTTCTGCTAATTCATTAAACAAATTAGGATTAGTTGATTTTAATATTACAAAATTACTGCTAATATCTACGCTATTCAATGCTACTTGAAGATTCCTTAGTATTATACCTAAGTTTTGATTTTGTACGTAAAAGTCACCAAGGGTCTGTTTAAATACGATTCGTTGATGATCCTGAAACTGAGTTTGATATACTGAACGGCATTGTTCTAATAACCATTGTCGTGCTTGACCATACGGCAATGTATGCCAATGATCAAGATCTATTTCTGCAATAATTTCGTAATCTTTCATAATGTGTTATACCAATCTGCTAATGCAGGGAATGTTCTACAGAAATCTTTGTCTCTGCGCCGATCATACTGTGAATAAAACTGTTTAAAATCGTTTAATAGTTTAGGTCGATCAAATGCTTCACTATGTGGTGTCTTAACTACATCAAGATAATCTATTAGACGTTTTAAGTGATTAATCTCGTGTTCCTGAAGTAACGGATGCGATCCAAACATTTGTAACCATACTTCGAGTACTGATTTAAAATTATTACGTAATTCGTCTGACAACACCAATGCACTTTGGAAACTGGGAAATCTCAAAATGTTTAAGGTAAAACTAACACGTTGTTTTCCGTAAGTTTGTTTAAGTCTCAATAACTGTGTTAAGAAATGCGGCAATGTATCAAGACATAGTGCGTTAATTGTACACATAAAATGCAGTGCCTTGATGTCCGTATGCTCTAATAGTTCTTGCGCATTGTTCATCCATAGTTCGTAATCAAGACCATCACGGATATATTCGGCTTGTACACCTACTGATTCATTACTGGTGTAAATTTCCAAGTGCGGAATATCTTTAACACGATCAACAAAAGCATGTAATTTATCTTTGGGCATACCTAAATTGCTGTTAATAGCCAAACGAGTCTGACTACGACCTTGATTAGATTTAAACCAATCGATCAACTGCCATGTATAACCGGACATCAGTGGCTCACCGCCGGTTATTCTGAGCTCTTGAAGATTTTTATGTAAGTCGGTTTCCCACCATTGGAAGAATGCATCCACATAAGGATTAGATTCACCAAAAGTATACAATTGGCTACTATCGTGAGTGTGAGTAAAGTGATTCCGGCCGTCTGAAACCAAGTTAGTGTAGGGTCCATTGCGCTTAATATCGTTTGCCCAAGTGCTGCTAAAAGCAGGATTACAATAGCTGCAAGCAAAATTACAGGTACGGTCAAAAGAGATTTCCAATGTTTTAAGATTGATGTCGTTTTGTGCAGGAGTTTTAGCTGCTTCATTTAATGCCTCTATTGGATAAATTTTACTTTTATACACACGATCACTGACAGCATCGCGGCCCATATCTTCGATCTTCCAGCAATATTCGCAACCTGATGGACGTCGACCAGCTTGCATATCTGCGCGATCCTGTTTCTTTTGAGCAGTATTATGTATTGCAGATGGATTGGTAGCGATTTCTGATCTATTGATAGCATGTGCTGGCGGATGGTGACAACTGGTAGTTTGTCCACTACCGAGCCATATAGTAGCATTATACCATTTAGCAGCACAGAAACTGTCGCTTATAGGGTCAAGAACCTGCTGTTTAAATTCTAAATCATTCATTGAAATATTTTTTTGTAAACTGTTTAAATTGATCTGGGAATTCGGCACGTACACGGTGCCTCATTATTTGATAATGTTGATGATTGTATTTACATGTATCTTCGGCTGCTGCTAAGAAAGCAGGTAAGTTACTGCTGCATAAATCTTCTACTACTTGGGCAATTCTCTCTAATCGTTCTTGATTATTGTCTATAGTGTCAAAACTTTCATCAATTAAATGACCAAATGTTTTGAATCCTAAATTATGCATGTCTCTATAGTATCCGCGATTGGCTACTGCTATCCACGGATGCTGCATGACAACAGGTTTCCAGATCTTTTCTGTACGGAAACTATAAGGATATTCAAATACTGTTTCACTAACTAAACTGAAGTATGTGTCAATATAGGGTTTGGGAGTTAGATAAATTTCTCCCCACTCGTTACTAAACAAATCAAATTTAGCATAGTGTGTTTTGGATTCAGTTCCTACTTGTGCTTGATATCTATCGACTTCGTACTCGACTGGCAAATAATGTATCGGTGCTATATTAGAATCTAAATTAGTCCAAAGTGCCTGCTCTAAAAGATTGTTTTCTGTAAATCTATTGATTAGATAACTGCGATGTTTTCGACCACGACCATTTAAGAATAAAAATTTATAAGGTTTATCAGTGTTTGCATATATGTCTACAGCATGTTCGGCGGCAGATATATTTTCAGTATAGTCAAATAGTTTTGGCAAAAAACTTTCGTACGGCAGACATGGCCATTCAGGAGACATATTTCCACCGCCTATTACAATAATCTTCCCTGCTAATACTAATTCTGCAATACCATACTTTATAATATGACTACGTATAGTATCTGAACCTTCATGTGGATTACTAAAAACAACTTTGATAATATTGTTTTGGACCAATTCAATAATGCGATCAGTATTGTCAATCATCTGCTGGCGACCAATGACATAAACGGCACCCGGTACTATTGTTTCTTTAGAAAAATCCCAAAATTCTCGATCAGTTATAGGCTTAATTAAATCATGTATTTCGGAAAAAGTATCAACTATTAGCAAGACGCTTACACTCCTGCCAAAATGATTTCATCTCTGGAAACGTATATAAGAAGTCAGTTCCATGGCGACGATCATGTTCGCTAAAGAAACGATAAAAATCTGCACGTTTCTGATCTACATTATCTGTACCTTCACGCATCCAGGCAATATCACGTCGCATACGCTGTACTTCATAGTCTTTAAATCCACGAAACGGACGTTCCGGAGTTTCTAAATATTTTTCCATCCAGTCGGCAATTTGCTCAAGTTTATCTGCATATCCAGGTGGTAGTATCTGTAGACTTTGCCAAGCAGGAGTACGCAATAATGGAGTATCAAACCAAACACGTTGATAGGTCGAGCTGTGCTTTTCACGCAGATTTAATATGTACGTTAATAATGTTTGAAGTCCTGGAATACTTAAATTGTTCATTGTAATAATGAATGTCAGGCTATTACGATATGGTACTTCTGTCAAATAGCGATGTACATATTCAGTTAACCGACTCATGTCTAGGCCGTGTCGAATGTATTGTGCCTGATCGATATTACCAGTATCTACACTAACATATTGCATGAAATGTTCAATATTGGTATTGCATAACTGCTTTACATAATCAAGATACTTTTCAAACAATGGTTGTTCTACAGAAAAATTACTGGTGACATTCAAATGTAAATCAGGTTTAGGTAATGCCAATACATAGTCAAACACCCGGTAAGTGTTCTTGTCCATTAGTGGCTCACCGCCGGTCATTCGAAAGTGACGTAGTTTGGGGTATAGTACTGGCCACCATTCCCAGAATGCATCAACATATGGATTATCCTCTCGAGCAGGTATTGGTCTACGACTACCAACAAAATGACTAGGATCATTATGGATAACACTTGTGGGATAGCCTCCGTCACGTTCAACTTCCTGTTGCCAGCTTGAACTAAATTGCGGACTACAATAACTGCATTTGAGATTACAAGCATGATTAAAATTAACTTCGACATAACTGGGTACAACATCTTCGTCTCCTTGGCTGTTTTTAATCTCGTCGTACGAATCTGCTGCCCAGGGTTCGCCAGAACGATAATGTCTATCGCTTAGTTCACCATGCTTTTCGATATTCCAGCAATAACTACACTCTGGAGGCTTACCACCTTTAAGCATCATAATACGCTGTTGTTTTTTATGTCCAGTATTATGTAATGCGCCGGGGTTTTCTTTGAGCGGTGCAGGATCAATAGCATGCAATGGTGGATGGTAGCAACTGTTGTTAAGTCCTGTTGGTAAATGTAGACTTACTTGTTTCCATTTGGCTAAACAGAGTGCAGGACCTAAGTTGTCCTTCATCCATTCAGCTGAGGCCATAAAATCTGATTTATTCTTCCCAGACATACGGTCCTTTCTTAGGTACAGCAAAACTCAAATAAGTTTGAAGTTTTGCAAGATCATCTCTTGACTTTAAACTACATAATTCATTAGCAAAATGCAATTCAACACCACGCTCAAGTGCTAACTCTAACAACTCATTACGACGATCCTCGTCGTCTGGCAAGCTAAACAGACTACACAATACAATGCCATCTGGGCCTTGTAAGATATCATCCTCAAGTCCTGGTAACCAATCTAAATGTTCGTTTTCGAAATGGTAATCGCTGTAGCTGATTTTATGTTTGGCACAGTAAGGTTCAATGGTGCCACGCTGCATAGGTAATGGAATATATTTGCTAAATGTTGTGTTCCATCCAGCATAGGTAACAAACTTTTTACCAGTATAATCCATTTTAGTATCTACTTCGTAGTCTCCTGGTAAACGGAAAAAGCCGCCCGGTAGTCTACGTCCCCATTCTTCACCTTCGATAAGAATACGCATATCTAAACTGACACGAGTATATCCTTCATCATTGTTAACATTACCGTGTATATGTTCTTGGAAGAACAAATGACTTTGTCCAGGTACTAAAGTGACTGGCCAAGCATGTTTTAGACTTTCATCTTCGAACTTTTGCATAGACCATTTTTCTGCTAACACACGACGAGTAATATCTCTGCTGATATCTAAATCTAACATCCACATTGTGTTGGTTTTTTCTGCACGAGTAAACGGAGTCCAAATAGTTCTACAACCGCGACCATTGCCCACAAATATACCTTGATGGAAAGCAAGTCTGCGGCCTACTTTGGCCTGATTAGGAATAACAACTCTAAGTGTGCCTTGACGTTGAATTAGATATCTGCGTCCGTCTACACGCCCGTCGGTAATCTCTGCTGCAAATTTGTCAAACTTTTGCATAAAGTCTAAACGACTGCAGGCATTCTGTACGTGTTGTTGTACACGGACTAACTTAGTAGGTTCCAATACTAAGTGCATAGTTTCTAATTCTTTAACCTCTGGTGCTACTTCTTGTATTACACTCAATGCCCAGGCCGGCCAGTTATATTTTTCAAGATCATATTCGGCTGTTTTATTATCCCAATGTTGTTCTGTTGCTGATAGCATTGCTATTTCCTTAATCATTTACTAATGTAAAATCAGTTGAATAACTTTTA